TGTTCCAGTTGATTCAAGATTAGAGATTGCAGTATTTGTTGCACCACCAGAATTTTCTATTTCATCCAATGCGTTTTTAAATGCTTTGCCACCTTTTTCTGACGTCAATTGCATAATACCGTTCACAGCTTGAGTTGAGCCGAAGAGTTTAGCCATTGTCTCAATATTACCTTTAGATTTAACTTGCACCATCTCTAAGAAGTTAGCTAATCCCATACTTTGTAAAGCTGTAGCATTAAATTTGATACCCAAATCTTTTGCTGTCTCTGTTGCCTCTTGTGTAGGTTTGATTATATTTGAGATTGCTGCTTTTACTACTGTAACTGCTTCACTTGCTTCCATTCCAGATTGAGTAATTGTTGCGATTGATGCTAATAATTCCTCAAGAGATATGTTAGCCTCTGATGCTAATCCTGCAACCTTACCAAAAGAAGAACCTAATTCTCCAACCGTTAACTTTCCAACATCTTGCGTTTTAACTAACATGTCTGTAATTTGCTTTGCATCCTCTACAGACTTGTTATAACTATTCATTATGGTTGTTAATATATCTACACTTGTTGCAGTTTCTGTGAACCCTGCCTTTGCCAACAGTGCAGCTTCTTTCGTAACTTCTAACGCGTCAGCGGTTTTAATGTTTGAACTTAAAGTATCGTACAGCGCGTTAGCAATATCAGTCGCACCTTTACCAGTTTCTTTACTAATTTCAACTACACCGTCTTTTAGTTTCTCAAGAGACACTACATTGGTATCTGCAAGTGTTTTAACTTTTGCAAAATTAGAGTCAAAGTTAGTGTACATGGTTGCAGATGCAACACCTATTGCTAATAATGCTTTATTTGCTTTGTCAAGTCCTGCTTCAAACTTTCCTATCTGTTCTGCATTCATTCCTAATTTCGAGCCAAAAGAATCAAGCGAGTATTTAGCTTTTGTTAGTTTTTTATCATTTTCTTCTAGTTCATTGTTTAATTTATTTAATGCAGCTTGATTATCGTTATAGTCTTTTAGTAAATTATCTAATTGTTTGCCAGTAGCCTCACCGCTTTCATTTGCTTTATCATACGCTTCTTTAGCTATATTAACTTTTACATTTTGTAAATGTATTTTTTGTGCTAATTGTTCTTGTTTTAGCTTTAGCTTGTCCGTTTCAGTTGCAAATTCCTTTGTGCCTTCAGACACTTTCCTAAATTGCGATTCTAACACTTGAAACTTACGATTAACTTCTGTTACGCCACCCGAAACTCCTGAATAATCTAAATCTAATTTTATAACCTTTTTGTTACCTTTAGCCATCTACTCACCACCCCTCAATTTCTTTCATAGACGTTATATCTCTAACTTCTTGCACATCAAAATATTTTGATTGATATTCTTCATTATTTTGTACTTGTAACTCGTCGTGGTACATGTCAATTATATTAAAAATTAAAGAAGGTCTAGAATGCAAAAACTCATCCTTCGACCTTCCCATTTTAATACAATAAGTGTAAAAGAGATAATCAACATTTATCGTATTTACTATATTTATTTGAGTTTGAATATCTCCGACACCAACTTTTTTGCTTCTTCATCTACACCTACACTTTCACTAAATTCGCTCAAAATTTCTGTTATCACGACTATATCTAGCATAGATGTTAT